ATGAAAGATATCAAAAATTACACCGATAAAGAATTAAAAGAAAAAATCATACAAGATTTAGAGAGTGAATTTAGGATTTTGTACAAAAAGCTTTTAAAAGAAAAAGATTATCTTGCTAGGGATAATATATTAGAGCTTATGACTATTTATAATATGGGCATAAACTCTTATTCAATCGCTAAAAGATTTGAGATGAATGAAGATAAAAGTCTTATACAAGTTCCTTTGTTTGAAAGATATATTATAGGTAGAAAATTTGTAGTTAAATATAATGATGAAAAACAAAGATACGAATTAAAAAGTACCTTTTGTGAATTTTAAGGAGAAAAGATGAAATATCCTAATGTTTATGTGAAATTAGTTGGCGAAGATGGCAATGCTTTTAGTATTCTAGCAAGAGTAAGCAAGACTTTAAAAAAAGCAGGTGTAAGCAAAGAAGAAATAAGTAAATTTCAAAAAGAAGCCATGAGTAGTGATTATAATCATTTATTAAATGTGGTGCAAGATTGGGTTAATACAAATTGATTTCAAAAAGATGTCAAACAACAGCACACATTCAGCCAAGCGAAGCTAATCTTGTCTTATCAAAACAAAAGGAGATAAGATGAGTAAAGTAATAGTAGATATCAAAAAAGGTTTTAGCAAGACTTTTATAAACGCAATTTGCAACCATAACAATGAACTTGTTTTAGAATATCTTAAAAATGGTATGAGTGCAACTAAAGAATGCATGGGCGAAGAGCCTATGTTTTATGCAATAACTCATAATAATTTTGGAGCGATTTTGCTTTTATTAAAATACGGTGCTATTTTAGATAAAGAGTATCTAGAAGAAAGCAATAAAGATTTTAGCAAAGAAGCTCTAAAGTTTTTAAGCTCTTTGCTAAAATAAAAGAGAGTATTTTTACTCTCTTAGCTTTTAAAAATTCATAATCAAAAGCTCTTTACTTTCTTTTCTTTTTAAAACATTATTATTTAAAGAATACCTTACTTTTAATTCCTTAATATTAAAATCTTTATAAAGCTCTCTTATAAGCTCACAATCATTATAAGAAAGCATAAATTTACCCTTGATATTTTTAAGCAAATTACATAAAAGTTCATGTTCTTTTAGCCCAAAACCTCCTGTGTTTTTATAATAATTCTCAGTCCCTACATAAGGTGGATCTAAATAAAATAAAGCTTCATTGTAATCATATTCTTTTAAAATATATTCAAAGCTTTTATTTTCAATACTGGCATTTTTAAGTCTTTTTGTATGTAAGCTAAAATCCCTACATAATCTCTTTGGTGCTCTTTGTTTACTCATAGCAAATTGTCCCATACTTGAACCAAAAGAAGTACTGATAAGATAAAAATAAAAAGCAGCCCTTTCTAAGTCATTTCTTGGCTTAATTTCTTTATTTTTAAGCATATGAAAGATTTTTCTACTTATTATCATAGAATTAAGCACATTTGCTAGGCTTTGGGGTTTGTTTCTTATACAAAGATGTAAATTAATAAGCTCGTCGTTAATGTCGTTAATGACTTCTATTTTTGAAGCGCTTTTTTGATAAAAAACACTTAAAGCTCCTCCAAAAACTTCAATATAGCTTTTATGCTCAGGCATTAAAGCGATGATTTCTTTAGCTAAATAGTTTTTACCACCCACCCAAGCAAACGGAGCTTTTAGTGTAGTTCTTGTAGGTTTAATAAGTGTGCTAGTTTTTAGAAATTTGTCTGTATTATTTTTCATACAAACTCCTTTCAAAATAAAATTTAAAAAGCTAGTCTTTAAAAATAAAGCTATAATGCTTTTGCTAGTTTTTAGAAAAAGGAAGGCTTTAGTCTTCCTTATTACCCTTCAAAATTCACGCTTATAGTATAGCCACTCAAAGAAAAGTCATGTTTTACATCTTTAATACTAAAAATAACCTTTTCATCAATGCCTTTTATTTCTAAATTTGCCCCTGCTTTGATATTTTTCCCTATCATGCTAAAGCTTCCTTCAAAAGAGCCTTTATTTAAAGCATTAAGCTTAGCATTTGCCAAGTTTAGTGCCTCACTATCATTCTTTACTCCAGCAACCTTTAGCTCATAAACACAACCCTTATCATTGCCACTTAAAACGCTTTTAACAATGCCTTGTTCTATATCTTGGTAAGTTAGTTTAACGCCTGTATAATCATTGCGATTTTTAATACTGATATTTAAATCACTAAGCTCACTTATATCTAAAGTATATTTGATGCCACCCTCTTGCTTGCCGCCACCCTTTACACCCTCTTGTGCTGCCTCTTTTTGCTCTATGATGATAAGAGTTTGTTCTTTTATGCAAGCTAAAAAGCCATATTTTGCACAAAGAGTATAAATAAACTCAATATCGCTTACATTGTTTTGAAGTTCATGTTTGATATAAGCTTTGTTTGCATTATTTGTTTTTGCTTTTAAATTATTTTCCCCAGCAATTTTTAAAGCAATATCTGCAAGATTGGTATTTTCCCAAGTCCTTGATTTTTTGTTTTTAATATTGCTAGCAAAATTAATCGCAGTAGCTTTAATATCTGTTGTTTTAGAGCTATAATTTTTACTAAAACTATTAATGCTAAAAGTACCACATTTAAAAAGTTTTTCATCAAATCCAAGCCAAAGTTCTAACTTATCGCCAAAAGGAGCTCTTGCATAAAGTCCATTTAAACTGATGCTTATCTCATCACTTTCATCCTTGGCCTTATCATCAAAGCTTAGATTAATAAGATTAAGACTTATCTTTTGTGTAATATCTTTATCATTTGCTTTTATCTTAAAGCTAGGATGATTTACCATAAAGTTTCTTCCTTGTTTTCTTGAATTTCAATATTAGGTAAAATCACTTTATCTCCTGTTTTTAAAAGAGGCTCTAATTTTGGATTGGCTAATAAAACTTGATCAAAATACAAAAGCGTTCCATAATGCCTATAAACCACACTATCAAGCCTTTCATTGTTTTTTGCAATGTAAATCTCACTCATCAAAATCCCTTTGTAAATTAAGTTCAAAATTTTGTGTTAAAAAGCCACTGCCTTCTAAAAAAGCACTTTGTTTTTCGCTGATACTTAAAATCGCAAATTTTCCAAAATAAACTCCACTGGCACTACACATTGCATAGCTTTTATTTTGAGAAGCCATTTGCTTTAAAGTATCTAAATAAGTGTTTTTATCTTTACTAAGCGGTAAAGTTTTACCACTTATTTTAATACTTTCATTTGCTTTAGCAACGCTGATTAAAGCATTATGATTATTAATACGTTCAATGCTTCTAATGCCGTATTCATAATTTTTTTCAAGCTCATCTACATTTAAAGCTTCAAACTCAAACTCACCTAAACAAAATATCATTTTAACCCCAAATTGTTGTCTGCACTTTTTTATCTGCATTTTTATTTAATGCACTTAAAACACTATTTTCAACTTCTTTTGCGAAAGCTTTTAAATCAAACACTCCATTATTTGAACTTATATTAAAAGTTCCATTAATATTTACATTGATTTCATTTTTTTTAGAAATATCACTTCTTTTGGATAAAGCGGCAATTTCAGCTTGTCTTGCTTCATGCTTTGGAGCACCTGATCTTACTATACCATGATGGGTTCTAGAATTATCATTTTGTAAATTTTGATATTTTTCTCCATCAACTTTTTTATCATTATCACTAAAACCAAAAAAAGAGGCCACGCTTTTAGCTATATCTTTAATCTTTGCAAATGCTTTGCTTAACCATTCAAACTTAGAAGCAAACCAATTAAATAAACCACCCCATAAAGAGCTAAAAAACTCGCCAAATCCGCTAAAAACGGAACTAATTTTATCTATAAATCCAATGAAAAAGGTTTTAACTTTATCCCAGTTCATGATAACAAGCGTTGCAATGGCGGCAATTGACATTAAAACAAGCCCTATAGGGTTGGTTAAAAAAGCGATTTTTAATATATTAAAAGCAGTTCTTATAGCATTAAGCGTAAAAGCAAATTGCGCTCCTGCAATTTTTGCAACCAAAAATCCTACCTTTAAAGCACTAAGGGCAACACTAGCTATAGTTAAAGAAACTACTAAGGTGCCTATAACTTTACTTAAATTTGGAAAAGCATCAATAATCTCTCTAATAAAGTTAATCAAAGATGAGATACTATCCATGACAAAGCTTAAAGCAGGTGCTAAAGCTTCGCCTATGCTTGCACTAAGATTTGCCATACTGGCACTAAGTTTTGCAAAGCTTGTGTTAGTGGAGTCTCCTAACTTTTTAAATTCATTATTTAAAGCACCCATTTTTGTATTTTTTAAAGATTTTAAAGCTTGTTCATACTTATCTGTATTGTCGACTAAATTTTGCATCATGCCTGCAGCACCCGTCCCAAAAACTGAATTTAAAAAATCAGTCATCTCATCTTTTGGTAAGGTTTTTATCTGATTTAAAAGTACTTTAACCGCACCACTTGCATCTTGTTTAAAATAAGCACTTAGTTGTTCTGTACTAAGCCCCAAGCTTAAAAACTTGGTTTTCATATCATCACTTGCATTATTTAAATTACTCATAACGCTAGTCATTGCTTTAAAAGTTCCAATCGCTTCGCCTTCATCTTTAGTCGCACTTGCAAAAGCAGCACTTAAAGCTGCCGCACCCTCTGCACTCATACCAATAAGCTTCGCATCGCCTCCTACTTCATTCATTATCTTAGCAACACTTGAAGCACTTACATTGCTTGCTTTAGCTACACCAATTATCTTATCTCCAAGATTTTGCATATCTTTGGTATTTAATTTATAAATATTAGAAAGCTTACTCATGAAATTAATACTTTCTTCATTATTTAATTTAAAGACTTTGCTATACTTAGCACCAAGTTCGCTAAATTTTAAAAGCTCACTTTCGCTTTTTATCCCAAGCCTTGCTCCTGCTTCACCCAATTTAGTAAGCTCATTAACATTCGTTCCTATATTAGAACTTAGTTTTAAAAAGTTTTTTCGTAAAAGATTTAAACTTTCATTATTTGTATTTAAAAAGGCGTTTATATTATTCATATCATCTTCAAGATTAGCACTGATTTTTACAGGCACACCGATAGCTAAAGTACTTGCGCCTTTAGCCATAAGCTCACCTTTTAAAGCACTAAATTCTTCACCTATTGCTTTAATCTTTGCCTTGGATTTTTCTAATGCATCAATACTTTTATTTAAGGCTTTTACACTTTTATTGCTTTGATCCAAATTAGCACTAAACTTTTTTAAAGCTTCAGTGTTTTTAGCAAATTCTTTAAAGCCTTTAAAGGCTAAAGATATACCAAAGCTAAGTCCTAAATCTTGCATATTTTTCCTTTTTATTGTAAAATCTATTTATGAAAAAAATAGACAATGCTTTTAATGCTAAAATCATCTTTTTAAAAAACTTTAAAATCGTTTTTAAAGCCTTTTTAACACTCGGTATTTTTGTCGCTTTTATGCTTTCTTTTTTAAGCGATGATTATTTAGCAGGTTTTGTTAATATCACTTCATTTTTTGTGCTTTTTTCTTTAATACTTTATATTGCAACCTTTATCTATTGTTTTTTTAAGCTTAAACACTCTTAGCGATTTTTAAACTGATATCTAAAAATTCAAGATAATCTTTTATGTTTAAACTCATAATTTCACTATAAGAAAAATGCAAATAATGAGCTATTAACGCAATAGCTTCATTATTCAGTGCTCCCACTGGGAGTTTGGTAATTGTTTAATTCATTGCTTAAAAGAGTAATGTCTTCAAGACTTAAATTATCAAGCTCTTCTAAACTCATATTAGTACATTCTCCTATCATATAAAAAGCTCTCGAACCTTCGCCTTTTTGCATATCCATAGAACGACGCAACATCCCAGCTGTTGGGGGATTAAATTTAACTTCATTTCCATTTGATAATTTGATTATTTTTGACATAATTTTCTCCTTATAGACTTAAATTTGCTTTTACTTTTGCCATTTTATCAATGCCATTAAATTCTAGAATAAGATTTTTTATATCAGCTAAAAATAGTCTTTTGCCATCCATTGTGATTTTTATAAAATGCACATTGATTTTTATTTCACTTGTAAATTCGCCACCTGCTACAATAGAAGGGGGAGTCATAGATGTAAATTCTCCATTTAACTCCACTACAAAAGGCACTTGTTTTCCTGATCCGCTTTGATGAATACTTGCTTTAAAAACAAGTGGGATTTTTGTTTTAGAAAAAGTATTTGCTCCAAAAGCTTCAAAAGCTTGTTCTCCCATCTCACTAATTTTAAAAGAGCATTCCATTGCTTTAAATACACCCGTGCCATAATTTGCACTCAGCGCTCCTTTGCTTTCTAATACTTCTTGTTCTATAATAGGCAAAGTAATATCTCTTGCTACCCCAGCATAACCATACCCATCTATAAAACAATTTGCTTGTTCAATTACTTGAGGTACTTTATTAAACATGTTATTCTCCTTCTTTTAACTTCGCGGTGGAAGTAAATTCCACCTTGCAACAAGGGATTTCATCCCCTTGACCCCTCTCTTGTGCTTTACACTCTCTTTAAGAAAGCCCCAAAAGCCACCTTTTACTCTGCACTAATAGTTTTAATCAAATCACTCGCCCATTTATCAGAGTAGATGAACTCTAAAGTGATTTGTTTAACGATTGGATTATTCATCATTTTTATATTTAGATAAAACTTACCAGCACTCACATTGGCATCTGTATTTCTTTCTTCATCCCAGCTTACCTCATAGCCAATTAAAACCTTAGCTCCTTTTAAATCTCTTAGCAATTCTTCAATGCTGATTTTTATAAAATATAATTCACTTGCTTTTTTATCAATAGCCTTAAAAGCTGCTTTTTGTCCTGCTAGGGCTATACGATCAAAAGTTCTTACACGAGCTAAATCTTGCCAAATCGTATCTTCATGGCTAGTCTCCCCACCCCAAGAGCGATAACCTTCACCTAAAATACAAGTTGAAATGTGAGCATTTCTTAATCTTTCTGCATCACAATCAAAGCCATTGATAAACTCTATAAAATACTCTGTGCCAGTAACCCCATTCATCACTCTATTTGAGTAAGAATCACTAAAGCCATATTCTTTATCTCCATCTGTATGAGCTATTAAACCTGCGATGATAGGAGATTGTGGAACATAAGCGTATTTTCCTTGTGTATTTAAGATTTGAACCTGTGGCCAAGCAGCAATTAATCTTTTAGAGCTAAAAGCCTCCATTGTATTAATAGCTTCGCCAACATTTGTAGCGTAAAGATCCACAATAGCTGTGATATTCATAGAACTTGCCACACTTTCAAGCTTAGCCTTTACTCCTGCTTCATGTGAGTAATAAGGAGCAATGATTAAATCAGGGTTAAAGCCTGTTTTATGTTTGGCTTTTTTAAAGGCTTCTATGGCATTAACAATATTGGTTAAAGTGTTTTCACTTTCCTCGCTTTCTTCAAAAAAGCTGACGATTATAACATTGTTTACATTTTGTAAATTGATACATTCTAAAGTATCTAAAAGTCTAAAATCTTGTAAGTTATTTTCTTTGATTAAATCGTTTACAAATTCTTTTGCTTTGCTTACATTTGAAAAGGCAAAGATTGGAAAGCTATCCACGCTTTCATAACCAGCCTTTGTGTAAATCATTTCTTTACTTGCACCTTTTAAGCTAGCCGCAATACCAATAGGCGAATCACTTTGCACTTTAATAGGACTTGCCGCACCATTGCTAATATTAAAATTAACTCCATAATTTGCTGCCATTATTTACTCCTTATTTCTTTACATTTTTTTGTATTTTTTGTTTTTTTTAGGATTTAAATTAAGCTCTTTTTTCATAACAATTTGATCTTGTTTAGAAATTTCAAATAAAAAAGCATAATCTCCATAAGTATCAGAACTAGCTTCTAACTTTTCAACATTAAAATCTTCACTTTGAATTTCTTGCTCACCTATAACAATGGATTTTTTTACTCTTACATTGGAAATTTCTGTTTGACCATAATATCCATTACCTCTAGCAAAAAGCTTATTGGGCATTGGTGTATTTTCAAGTTCTATGCTTACCTCTCTACTTCCTGAACTAGACCATAAGCAACACTCATCAGCGCCACCATTATATTTTTTAAACACATGGGCGATTTTGTGATAGGTTTCTTGATAAATACCACTTGTCTTAATCGTTCCTAAAATTTGGATTTCTCCTGCAATAGGATTAGAATCTATAGTAAAATCGCTTCTATTAAGACCATTACCATCTTTAGTCATAGTAAATTTTGCGTTTTCATATTCATCTTGAACTTTATTTGGAGTAGCAAAACCATTTTCAAAACCAAGTCTTAAATCACTCATACAACCCCCATATTGTCCACCTGTGGTAGTGTTATCAAATGTGATAATGATTTTTTCTTTAGGGATAATATCATTGCTACCATCTCCTAGTAAATCAACCCAGCTTGTAAAATCATTATCATTAGCAGTGCAAATAAATAATTGCTTTTTACTTTCTAAAACCGCCCAAATTTCTCCTACTTTAGCTTGTGTATTGTAGTTAGGTGGAGTTTTTGATATTTTTATGTTTGTATTTTGGAAATTTTGATCTTGTAAAATTTCCTCAATGAGACTTTTAAGCTCCTCTTTATTAACAAGCTCTTCTTTAGAAAGCTTTAGTTTTTTATCTATAAGCTCATTAACTTTTTGAGCATTAAGCTTATCACTAATTATAGGTTCACTTGGCTCTTTTGAGCCTTGATTAGTATCTGGAATAAAAGAAATTCCATAATCTTTCATTTTAACTCCTTTTTATGCTTTCACTTTGTGCGAATAAAATCCGCCCAAAGTCGCTTTTACTAAAGCCCCCGTCCCACTGCGTGGGTAGCTCACCTTTTTTTTATTTTCCTTTTATCAAGCATTTTATTGCATGATAAAGATTGCAAGAATGATAAAATACAAAGATTTTAAACTTAGAACATCCAAGCAAAGTCATAGCTTCTTTTAATGCTAAATCAGCTGTCCTATAATCAGTTCTTGAATTTGCTTTTTCGCATAAAAAATCATGCACCACACAAGCGCTAAAATACTCACTTTTAAAAGGTGGAAACAAAGACCAAAAAAGGCGTGGGATACTTGCACTATCAGTTTTAAAGCCTTGTGGTACAATGCCTTTATAATTTGGCAAAGAAAAAGCATAATCACTAATCACTTCAAACCTGTCCTTATCGTATGGCTTTACACAAACCCTTTTTAATTCTGTTTTAGTCATTTTTCACTCTCCCAAACAATTAAATCAAGTTCTTCTTTGCTTTGTGCATTTCTAGCTTTTTCTTTTAAAGCACTTGCTTTAAAAATAGTTTCTTGCACAAAATAAGCCATGCTACTTGCAAAGAGTTTAAACTCTTCCACACTAAATCTTGTAATTGAATTATCAAGTGCAATCCAATCAATATAAGGAATTAAATTAAGATTAACAAGAGCATTGGTTACTGCTCCATTAATTCTTAACTGATCTTCATTAGAACTTTGATAGATTTTACCTTTAAAAGAAAATCCACCATTTAGAATATTTTCTTTTTTTGCATTAATCTCGTTGATTTTTAACTCTTTTGCCTCGTTTAAAAGCTCTTCTTCGCTTTTAGGAGGATTTATTAAAGAGTTAAATTCTTCTTCGTTAATAGGTGTTAAGCCTATTTTAATTTGCTCATCGCTCACTTCATCCTCATAAGCATAAATTTGATTATTATCGTTTTTGTCTATAAAATATTTCATTTTTTCTCCTTATTTGCTTGATGCTTATCTAAGCTCCATAAAAGATACAATGCTTTTGCTTGGGTAAAATCCGCTGTGTTGTGGTGTATTTAATCTGTATTGCCCATTTGGTGGAATGATTCCAAAACCAAAATAAGTTCGACTTACTCCACCATTGGATAATGAAGTTTGAAACATAGAAACTACAAATTGCTCACTACAAGAAAAACTGACACCCCCACTTGCACTAGCATTAACTTGAAATTTGGCTGCTATGGGTTTTCCTGTATTATTTGTATAAGTTACATCAAAGGCTCTTGAAACATTTTGCCAAGCTTGATTTACTCCCAATCCTCCTATTAAGCTAGGAGCTTGTTCTTTTAAGGTAGCTAAATTTACAAATTGATTGTCATTTGTAGCTTTTATAGAGCTTGTAGGTAGTTTGGTAAAGTCTTTAGCTCCTGTAATGGTATGATTAGTAGCTAAAGTAACATATTTGGCAATTTCTGTATTAATTTATTTTCTAAAAGATATTTAGCAAACTCATCCCATACTTTTTTAAACTCTGCATCATATTTTTGCGTTAAAGCATCAATTTTAAGATTAAGTTCCACTTTAATAGCATCCACATAATCACGACTTGCCATAATCACGCTAGGATCTAGTTTTAAAATAACTTCCTCTGCATTAGAAAGCTCCATGACAATTTTTATCATAAGCTCTTTAGCGCTGCCTTCTTTTAAGATAGGTTTATAAGTGCGTGGGACATTTCCAACTGCAAGCAAATCTCCTGCTTCATCATAAACGCCTACTGCATTAACTTCAAACCCGCCCACATCGCTTGGCACATGACACATTAAATTCACATAGTTTGGATTGCTTTCATCCACGCTTTTGCTACTAATATTAGCTTCATATACAATCTCTTCTAAGCTTTGCATTTCTTCACTGGGCAAAATAACTTTTGAACTTAATTTAAAGCTTTTTAAATTGATACCATTTCCACTTGCTCTTGCGGCAATAAATTTAGCAATGCCAATTTTTGTTAGTATGGTATAGTATTCACTTTTTGCCATTAATACACTCCTTTAAAATCAATATTAGTTCTTGTTATTTCACACATAAAAATTCCAAATACATTTTTAGTACTTTTAATTTCATTTTCTAAAAAAGTGGTTTGAAAAGGTAAGATTTCTATAGTTTCTCCACTTATTTGTGCATTAGCATTAAAACTATCATTTGTACTTTTAATCTCTATTTCAATTGCTTCTAAAACGCTTCTAACATTTTTAAAATCATAAATTAGTCTTTATAAAGTATTAAGCGTTCTTTCATCAAAGCTAACATTGGTTGTGCTTACTTTAACTTTAAAAAAATAAGGCTTTCCACCATAATTAAACCACTCTTTAACCACTGCAGTAGGAAATACGGCTCTTAAAGCTTCTTTTATAGCCCAAGTTGTGCCGTTGTATCTATCTAAAAGCAAGGCTTTAGATATTAGCTTTCTTACTTCTTTTTCATTTAAACCATCAATACTTACATCATAAGCATTGGCTAAAATTGGCAATAATCTTTCATCGCAATTTAGAGCTAGATTTGTGATACTAGCTAAATTTAAATCTTCAAATCTTGTTTTAGCACTTAAATCAATGGCTTTGCTTTGTTTTGGATGGTGGTTTAGTATTAGTGTATTCATAGTACTGCCTTTTTTATGCTATCACTTTGTGCAAACGAAGTTCGCCCAAAGTCGCTTTTACTGAAGGCTTCCCGACCCATTGCTACGCAATGCCCCTTCATAGCACCGCCTTTTCATAGCTAAGTAAAAAGCTAAGGGTTGCAAACTCATCATCAGCTATTATTATATTTTCTAAGGGCAAGTCTTTTAATTCTTGCTCTTCTTCATTTATGATTTTTTCTTTAATGCTTAAAATTTCGCTTTTATAAACTCCGTCTTGATGAAGACATTTATAAATAAATCCCAGTGCTAAATCCACACTTAAATCAAAGTCCTTTTGCAAAGCATTAATCTTTTCACTTATTTCATTAGCACGGCTTAATTCTAAAAGCAAAAGTTTGGCATCTACGATAAACTCTCTTTTTTTAGCTAACTCAACGCTGACTTCATCAGTTAAAGGTCTTCGCTCATCCGCACTTAAATACTCTTTAACCACATCAACGCTTAATTCATCTTCGCTTTTAATGATAACTCTTACTTTTCCTGCTCCATTGTTTAAAGCTTTTATGGAAGCGACTTTTGCACTTGCGCTTAAAGCGTGATAGATATAGCCTTTTTCACTTCCTGCGGTTGAAAAGCGATGTACACTCATTATAGCTCTTTCTCTTAAAGCCTCATCGCTTTCTTCACTGGCTCCACCTTTGAAAAATTCTAGTTGTTTAATCTTAGCTACAAAAGGCAGTGGGGTTTGTAAAAACTCGGTTTTACTTTCTTTGCTTTGAATAAATTCATTAAGTTCTAAAATACCTTGTGCTTTACTTTGCCCTTTTTTAATCACCACTTCTTCTTTTAAAGTGGCAAGGTCTGCTTTTTCATTTGAAAAAATTGCACCTTTTGGGATGATGACATCATAAGTAAGTAAAGTATTTAATTCAAACTCTACTTTAGCTGTGGGCTTAACCCCTTTAAGCCTTTGTATCAAATAGCCATTAGCTACTACATTATCTAAATCACTTCCCTTTGCATAATGAAGATAAGTTGCTTTTATACTCTCATTAATTCTTGCTCTAATTATCATTTCTCTATAAGCTAAAGCTTCTAAAATGGCTTTAAAAGGGTCAGATTCTAAAAGCTCTACATTATCTTTTAAAAAGCTTTTAAAAAGTTCTTCATAGGCTTTTAAAAGTTTTTCATAATCAAGCTCTTCTATGATTTGTGGATAAGGAATGTCTTTTAAAAAGCTTTGTTTAAAATAGCTATCATTTGCACTTAAAAGCTCACTCATTTGCCTAGCTCCATGGTTAAATCCCCATAATTTTCAAAAAGCAAGGTAATGCTTAATTTATTGTCTTTACACTCATTAAGTCTCACACCTTTTAGCTTTACTCTTTTTTCCCACTTTGAAATAGCCTCTGCTGTATATCTAGTAAGCTTTATCTTAAAATCATCATCGATTTTTCTATCTATGAGTGTATAAAGTAAAGAACCATATTCTGGTCTCATTACTCTTGAGCCTAAAGGAGTGATTAAAATGTCTTTAATGCTTTCTTCGATGCTTACCATGTAATTCATTTTAAACCTTTGTAAAATTCAAAAATGTTTTCTAGCATTTGCGAAAATCCTAAAAACATAAAAGCTATAAAAAAGCCTATAAAAATGCTTTTAATAAAAAAGTTTAGGTTTAAAAAAGCATAAAATGCCCCCATGCAAAAGAGCATAAAAAAGACTAATGAAAATAAAAGCAAAAATAATTCTTTCATAGTTTTTCCTATCTTGGCGAAGCTGTGGCACCACAAGTACAAGAATGGGTATGATTTGTTAAATCACCTTTGCTATCGCTTATATTTCCACTAACTTGTAAATTGCCTATTAAGTTTAAATTTCCTTTTATGCTAAAAGTACCACTTGCCCCACCTTCGCCACTTGTAGAAATTGCTCCTGCAATTTGAGTATTACCATTTAAATTAATACTTGGAGCGTTAAGCGTTATGGTATTAGCGTTTGTAGTATGATTTTTAGTATTTAAGGTGTTGTTTTGGTTATGGGTGGTTTTATCTACACAAGTGATATTTATATTTTTAACCACATCAAGTTTTAAAGTGCTACTCTTAGAGTTGTATTCTAAATGCGTTCCATCTTCAAAATCTATATTAAAAGTATTTTCATCTGTGTTTTTTGCTCTATGTTTTTCTTGGTAAAGCCCACGCAAAATAACTCCACTATTTAAATCCCCACGCACAGGTATGACTAATACTTGCTCTCCTATTCTTAAAGGAGAAAAGCTCACTGCATAAGAATTAGCTAGACTTTGAAAAACACTTAAAAAATCCGTTACCATATCTCCAATAGCAACCTTAGCTTTATTGTCTTTAATGTCGCAAATGATGCCAAGTTCGTTCATTTTAAAACCTTTGAAATAATTAAATCACTATTATCACTAAGCCATTCACAAACTGCTTCATTGGTGCTTGCTAACTCAATAATAGAATCAATAGTTTTTTTACAAGTTTGTAAATTTAAAGCCTTAACATCTACTTTTTGTGGAGCTTTAATAGTCCAATAAGTTTTAGCGTATTTATTTAAAGCTTCTAAAGTATCAATATCAAGCTCATTTTTACTAGCGCTTTCTAAAAACCTCTCAAACTCACCAATCAATGCGTTTAAAAACATAGCTTCTTTATTTTCTAAATCTTTTTCATCTCTTAAAGCGGCTAATTTTAAACTCTCCCAATCAATACCCTTGCTAAAATCATCTTTTTTCATACAGTATATACCCTGTCTGCTAAGACCTGTTAAAACACATATATCTTTGATACTTTTTCCTTGTATGAAAAGACTTTTGGCAAGTTCTTTTTTGCTCATATTTTTCCTTTAGAATTATTGCTTGAAATTATATTTTTTTATTTTTTTAAAATCAGTCTATATATACTTTAAATAGGTGGTTTAAAAGCATTTTTTATCTTATGATTATGCGAAAAAATAAAGGCTTTTGATGCGTGATTTATTATTAGAGCTTAATACAAAACTCACAAATGAAAAAGTAAAAATTTCTCCTATTGGAATAGCCAAAGGACTTGATGGGAGAGTATTTAAGATAGATGGGGAAAAATTAATCAATAATATACAAAAAAATGGACTTGATATAGCGTTAAATCTTAATCATCAAGGAGGAGAAGCTTATGGCTGGTTTGATAGAAATTCATTAGAGTTAAGAGAAGATGGCATTTATGCAAGTCTTGAGTTAACGCCCAAAGGGAAAGAACTTGTTGAAAATAAGGCTTTTAGATATTTAAGCCCTGAATATTATGTGGATGATGATAAAAATGTTATTCATTTAGACGCCATGGGACTTGTAAATCAGCCCAATCTTTTAAACAGGGCTTTAAATAAAGCTAGGTCATTAATCAATAGCACCAAAAATTCAAAGTTAAGCACCCCACGAAGTGGGACAGAAGCTAAAAAAGGCAAGGTCGAGCATGGTCTTCAGGTGGGTGCAGGGAGTGAAACTCCCACTCGCAAGGATGACTTTAGTTCATCCGCGAAATTAAAAAAAGAAAGGAATACAATGAACGAAGAAGAATTAGAAGAATTACAAAAATTAGCCGAGCAAGTAGAAGAACAAGCTGAAAATGTAGAAGAATCCGTACAAGAGACAGAAGATTGTGTAGGTGAAGGTGAAAATCCAGACAGCGAGTTAGAAACTTTAAGACAAGAAAATGAAGAGTTAAAAGCACAAATTGCAGAACTTAAAGAAAAACTTGAAACTGCTTTAAACAAAAATGAAGAAACAGAGATTGAGCTTAATAAAAAACGCCTTGATTCTCTTTTGCAAAATGGACTTATTTTACCAAATCGCTATCAAAAAGCTCTTAATATGAAAGGCAGGGTTTTAGAAGATTATCTTGATGTTTGCAAAAAAGAAGCAAATATTGTTTTAGGTAAAAAAGAACTTAATTTTACAAACAAAAGAAAAGAACTTAATGCTTATGAGGCAAAAGTTTTTAAACAACTTGGAATCAAAGGAGGCAAATAATGGCTTTTACAGAATTAAGCACTGCTTACATGCAAGCAGTGAATAAGGGGTTTTCAACCATTTTTAATAATGCTCTTGAAGGTGGAAATAAAGATTATGAAAAATTTGCAATGGTAACCAATGCAAATTCTTTGGTTGTAGAATATCAATTTTTAGCATCTTTACCAAAAATGCGTGAATGGATAGGCGATCGTCAATTTAGCAAACTTAAGGGTCAAGGTTATACTATCACTAAAAAAGATTGGGAAAGTTCCATTGAAGTACCACGAGATGTAATAACTTACGATAATTTAGGAATAATAAGACCACAAATTGAAATGTTAGCTTACGAAGTACAAAATCATTATAATGATCTTATTTTTACACTTTTAGAGCAAAATCAAACTTGCTTTGATGGAAAAGCATTTTTTGCAAATGATCACGATATTGGTGGTGTGAGTTTTTCAAATCTTGGAGATAAAAAATTAAGTGCTGCAAGTCTTATGGAGGCTAGAAAAAACATGCGTGCACTGACTAATGAAAGCGGACGCACTTTAAATATCAATCCTGCTCTTTTGGTTGTACCATTAAGCTTGGAAGCAAAAGCACTCGAGATTGTAAATAGCGATTTAATCAATGGTTCAAGCAATGTTTTTAAAGGCGTTGTAGAAGTATTTACAAGTCCAAATTTAAGCGATCAAGACGCTTGGTATTTAATTGACAATACCAAACCAATCAAACCTTTAATTTTGCAAATCAACAAAGGAGCTGAGTTTGTTGCTAAAGATAATCCTACTGATGAAGCTGCTTTTATGCGTAAGACTTTCCAATATGGAATCGATAGCGAAGACAATGCAGGTTATGGACTGTGGCAATTAGCTTATAAATCAAGCGGAAAGGCAGAATAATGGACAATATAGTTTCAGCTAATAAACTTAGAAATCAAAATGCAATTTTAAATCCAAAAGAAAATGACGATCAAAAAGCTTTGTTTTTAAAGGAAAAGCAAGAGTTTGAAAAAGAAAAAGCTTTGTTTTTAAAGGAAAAGCAAGAGTTTGAAAAAGAAAAAGCTTTGTTTTTAAAGGAAAAGCAAAAGACTTTAGAAGAAAATGAAGAAACTATAATAAATGAGTCTTTAAAAAACAAAGAAACAAAAAAAGGAAAACAAGATAAATGATAGCCTTGCTTTCTCCTCCTAAAATGCTAGCTCTTACTTTAAAAGAGTTAGCACTGATGAAAAGAGCACAACAAAACTTAGCAAATATCGATGAAATTACAAGAGAAGTAGTAGCTAAAGCAGCAAAAGATGCAGATGATATTTGCAAAAATAAAGATATTGCTGATTTTATTTGGGAGGATTTTGCATACATTCGCATAAAAATTTATCTTAAAATCGTCTTAGATGATGAAGATAAAATCCTTCTAGATAATGCTTTAAAACGAATTGAAAATGCACCTTTGATTGATAAAGAAGGAAATTTAAGCTCTTTAAGACTTAAAATTATGCAAAGAAAGGACAGGTTTTGACTTTAGATAGTGTTAGCAAAGATTTATTAAAGCATTTTAATGCGATAGGCATAGCAAATTACGAAGATGTCAAACAAGGCGGACTTTATCTAATGCTTGAAAGCCTAACAAGTATTAATCATCATAAAGATAGTGTGAATTTTTCATTGATTTTTAGTTCTCATACTTTTAATAAAGATAAAGATTCTTTGATTAAAAAAATAGATGAATTAAGACTAAAACTTTTTGAATTTGATACAAGCAAAAAGCTTTTAAGCAGTATCGAAAGTGGTTTTATAAGCAGTTCTTTATTTGCTTATAGGCTTAAATTTAATATAGAAATTTTTTCAAAACCAGAAGGAGAAGAAGAAAATGAAAAATAACCCTTATTTTAAAGAAAGCGAATTTAAATGTAAATGCGGCAAATGTGAATTGCCTCAAAATGTACCAAGTGATGAGCTTATAGACATTCTTTGTGAAATCAGAGAACATTACAATGCTCCTATTATTATAAATAGTGGATATCGCTGCAAAGAGCATAATGCAGAGGTTGGTGGAGCCCCTAAAAGCCAACACACTATAGGAAGTGCAGCAGACTTTGTGGTTAAAGGAGTTAAAACAGAAGAAGTTCATCAATATGTTTTAAACACCTATGGCGAAAGGAGCTTGGGAATTGCCATAAAGCATAATTTTAATGATCCTTATGCTGGGTTTGTACATTTAGACACTAGAGGCAAAAAAGCAAGATGGACTTATCCATAAGGAAAAGATTGTGTTTAGTTTTATTTTATCAAGGTTTTTAAGTCCTTCAAAAATAGCTTTTTTTGTTCTAATTGCTCTTTGTGGTTTTTTATATTTAAAAAACAATGCTTTAGCTTTAGAAAATGAAAATCTAAAACTTAAAGCTTTGCATTTTAGCAATGAAATCAATGTTTTTAAAGATAAATTAACCCAGCAAAATAAAGCTATTGATAAATTAAAACTTGATTTAAAGCCCAAAGAGACTTTAAAAGAAGTTTTAAAAGTGGATAAGGTTTTTATTAAAGATAAAAGCTGCCAGAGTGAACTTAAAGCTTATAAAGAATTATTTAATATTTTAGGAGCAAAAAAGTGAATGATAAAATGAGAATTTTCCTATTAATTATACCTTTTGTTTTTTTAAGCGCTTGTGCTTCTAAAGATATTTTGATTAAAACTGAAATCAAAGAAGTTAAAGTTCCTATTAAATGCCCTTTAAAACTTCCTTTAAAGCCTTTAGACAAAAAAGACTTAGAAAGTGCTAAAGAAATCTCTAAGTATTACTTAGAAGTTGAAAATATAGCCAAGCTTTGCACAGGAGAGAAAGATGAAAGAAAATAATAAAATGATAAATCAAAAAAGCATTGCAAAAGATCTTCTTATAGCTCTTTTGTTTTCAACTTTTGCATTAGCTTTATTATATTTATTTGAAATTTTTACAAGGAACTAGCAATGAAATTAGAAGATATATTTGTATATATGGTTTTAATGATAGTAAGCTTTATAGCTGGACTTGTAGGAATTGTAACAAAAAATAAATTAAGCAAAGCTCTTAATTTAAAAGGTAAATTTACACTCTTTTTAAAAGGTATGCTAGGCTCTATGTTTGTGGCATATCTAGTTTTTGAAATTGTAAATTATCTTAATTTTGGCATAAAGCTTAGCGTTGCAGTGGGTGGTTTTGCAGCTTATATGGGGACAGATGCATTGCTTAAAATTGAGCAACTTGTAGAAAAGCTTATAAATAAAAAATTAGATAAATTGTAAGGCTTTGTATTGACCCTTGTATTTTAAAAGGTTTTAAACGCAATTTAAAGCTTTTTAAAACTATATTTGAAAATAAAAAGAAAGCAAAAATGGATAAGTTAGAAATAAATGAAATTAAATCAAGGCTAAAGGCTTTAAAATTTAATCATAAAGAAGATAAAAATTTAAGAAGAGATAGGATTTTAAAACAAGGCTTTAAGGCTTTTGTTTTTGAATATTTTCCTCATCATATCAATTTTATCAAAAAAGAAAGCTCTAATTTTAGAAATTTTATCTATGATAATATTGATGAATTAGAAAAGAAAAATAATCATCTTTGTTTTAAAGCTTATCGTGGAAGTGCTAAAACAACGCTTTTAGTAAGACTTTTTACTCTTTACTCGCTTTTAAGTAATAAAAAGCAATATGCTTTAATTATATCTTCTACTTTAGACATTGCAAGTGAAAGTATAGCAAGTTTAAAAACAGAGCTTGAAGAAAATGCTAAATTAATTAATGATTTTGAAATAAAACTAGGCGATGAATGGACTAGTGAAGCCATAGTTTTTACAAGTTTTAAAATACATAAAAAAATTAAAGCTTTTGGTAGTGGTAAAAAGATAAGAGGAACGAATTATCTTGGCAAAAGACCTGATTTAATTATCTGTGATGATATAGAAAATGATGAAAATGTAGAAAGTAAAACGCAAAGGGATAAACTTTATAAATGGTTTAATAAAGCCATTTTAAAGTTAGTCGCAAGAACACAAGAAAATTATTTATACTTAGTCGTTGGAACTATTTTACATCAAGATAGTCTTTTAAATCGTTTAAATGATGATAAACGCTTTTTAATTTATGATTTTCCGCTCGTGCTAAGCTTTCCTGACAAACTTGATTTAATCGATAAAAACAATATTTTAAAAAGCGATTTAAAGGGTTTTAAATTAGATGATGAAAATTTAAACAAAATAGAAATTTTAAAAGAATATTTTGCTGATACTCAAAGTTTTTTTAGCGAATATCAAAACAAAGCATTAAGTACTGAAAATGCTATTTTTAGCGAGTATAAAATCATAGAAAAAGAACAAGATTTTGACCTTGTGGTTTTAGGGATTGACCCTGCACTTGGTAAGGCAAAAGGCGATTATTTTGCCATTGCTGAGCTTAAAAAAGTAGATAAAAATAAATTTCATTTAAAAGCAAATGGCTATAAAATATCTCCTAGCAAGATGATAGATGTGATATTAAAGCTTTATATCAAATACTTAAGCTTAGGAAAAATAGTAAAAATAGCCATTGAAACAATAGCCTTTCAAGAGTTTTTCAAAGATAAGCTCAAAGAAGAGGCTTTAAAACTGGGAATTATTCTAAGTATTTGTGAGCTTAAAAATAAAGTCGCAAAAGAACTTCGCATCGATAGCTTAGCACCTTACATTAACGACGGCACGATTTTAATAGACAATAACTCAAATTTACTTATCGAAGAAATGCTAACCTATCCAAAAGCAGCACATGATGACTTGCTTGATGCAAGTGAGATGGCTTTTAGAATCGCTTGTAGTGCAGCAAATGCAGATTATAAAGCAATCAATAGAATACTTAGCAAAAGAAAGATTAAAAAAGGATTTTTATGAGAATATTAAATAAAACAGCAAGAAAAAGCGTAGCAAGTAGTGTTGATTTTGATAGCATAATCGCTGCTTTAAATAGTGAGAATTTTAGTGAACTTATAAGTATTTATGATTATTTTAAACGCTTTGATCCACAAATTGCCTCTGAAGTAATGAAAAGGCGTTTTAAAATGTGTTCTTTTCCTATGTTTATTACTTGTAAAGATGAGACTCAAAGAATATTTTTACAAAATTATATATCAAAAAGTGATTTTAGGAAATTCGTCTTTGAAATGAGTGCTGCAGTAGTTTATGGTTTTGCTGCTTTTTTACTTGAATGGAAGGTAAAAGATTTAAATGTTTTTCCAAAACTAAAATACATAAGTCCGAGATTTTTTTCGATGGATGATAAAGAAAGGCTATTTATTTATAACGAAAGTAAAAAACTTTTTGTGGATGAGTGTGATGATATATTTTTACACTTACATCCAAGCGATTCAGGTTCATTCATAGAACAATCCCTTTTTTATAATGTTGTAAGCATTGCAGTTTTAAAGCAACTTGCTATGAGTAAAAACATTTCTTATCTTGATAATTTAAGTGTGCCACCTATCATTGCAAAAACAACCAATGCAAACAGCGATAAAGAAATAGAAGAACTTTTAATGCAACTTAGCAATTTAAGAAGTGCAAGTGTGGGAATTTTTAACAAAGATGACATGGTCGAGCTTTTAAACTCAGGGCTTTCTACTTCTACTTTTACAGATTTTTTAAGGTATTGTGATGAAGCTATTTCAAAATTAATCAGCGGACAAGTTTTAGCAGGAAATGCAGTGCAAAATGGTACTCAAGCCTTAGGTAATGTACACGAAGAAGTGCGTCTTAATGTGGGTGAAATGGATACACTTTTTTTAAGCAAAAGCATACAAAAATTATTAGAGCAGATTTTAAAACTTAATTTTGCAAAGCCAGCTGAGTTTGAGTTTGTTTTTGATACAAACAAAGAAGTCGATGAGCAATACTTAGCAGGAGTTTATAGCACTATTTCTAGTATGGGTTATGAGATACCTGCTGAGTTTTTAGCAAAAACTTTTAGAATTGAAGGTTTAAAGAAAAAAGAAGTAAGCACTGAAAATTACGCATTTAACTCTTTAATGTTAGAAAAAAATAATCGTCTTAGCAAGGATAAAATAGAATTAAACTCAAGTGCAGAAGATGAGATAAGTGATGAAATTTATGAAAAAATCAAAGCCTTTTGGGAAGAATGTCAAAGCTATGAAGAATTAGAAGAAAGAATTTTTAAAGAATACCCAAATATCAGTTTTGAAAAATTAAAAGAAAGTCTGGATAAAAAAATCGCTCTTGCTTCCATGCAAGCTCTTTTGGATACTGGAAATGAGTAATATTTTTAACAAAAGCGTAGATGAAGCTTATAGCTATTTAGAAAATAAAGGTTTAAAAATAAGCTTTAAATATCACGAAATTAAAAAACAAGCACACGATCGTGCTTTTAGTGCAGCAGGCATTATGAAAACAGATGTATTAAATGATTTGCACGAAGAATTAAAAAAAGCTATGAAAGAAGGAAGAAATTTTAATGAGTTTAAAAACAATTTAAAAGAGCTTTTAACAAGTAAAGGTTGGTATGGTAAAAAAGAAATAACAAACCCAAAAACAGGAGAAAAACGCACTATAAACATCAATGCAAATCGCTTAAAAACAATTTATCATACCAATATGCAAAGTGCTTACGCAAAAGCAAGAGCAAAACAGCTTAGCACTTATTCTTACAAAACTTACTGGGTATATAAATGTGCACTTTTAGAAGATTCAAGAAGTGAGCATAAAAAAATGCACAATTGTGCTATACACAGAGATGATCCATTTTGGAAAACATCCTTTCCGCCTAATGATTATAATTGCAAATGTAAAGTCATAGCAGTAAGCGAAAAAGAAGCAAGGGCTAAATATAAAATTTTAGAAAATCCAAAAAGCATTGCTTCTAAAAATTTTGCTTATGATAAAAGAGAAAATTCACAAATCCCAAAAGAAACTAGAATAAGCTTAGATGAGAGCTTAGAAAATTTACCAAAAATACAAAATTATGAAAATTTAAGTGATAAAGAATTAATAGATAAGGTTTATGAAGCTTTTAATGTAAAAAAAGGAGATTTGCTTGTTGATAAAATAGGAGATGTAATAAGCTTAGATGATGATTTTTTTTATGATAAAAAGAAGCAGACTACTAAAATCAAAAAACAAAATAGGCATTTTTACTTAGACTACTTTCCAAAGCTTATTAATGACCCTGATGAGATTAGATTAAGTATGGATGCTGACCCTAGATTTAAAGGCTTTACTAAAAAAACTTATATTAAGTATTTTTATGATAATGGAGTAAAAGCTCTTGTGATGGTGCTAAATCAAAAAGGCAATCAAATCAATAATAAAACCATGTTTTTAAGTGAAGATAATAGCTATTTTAAAGAGATTTTAAATCAGGGGAAAACGATTTATAAAAAACAATAATCAATCAGCGACTAAGCCCTGAGCATGATGTTCCCGCGTCGCATCTGGGTTTTGGTTTAGATAAAATCTAGTCTATCCAAACATCGCTTAAAGCGACCAAAGGGCATAATGATTGACTTTTAGACATTATAAAAAATCTTATTTTAAAGTCTGCTTAAATAAAGTCCAGAGCATATCCTTGGTTTCTTCTTCCATTGCTCTGGCTACTCTTTTGTTTATATTTAAATTTTCATCGATGGGTAAAAAAGGTCTTGCTATTACATTTTTAGAGCCAAATTGATGCACTCTGGCATACGCAAAGCCTTTATAGGTGGCATTAAGTGCTACAAAAGCTCTATCATTTTCCACTCCACTATGTAAAGAGCTTTGCATAGAGCCTGTTGCAAAAAGCTTTTTAGTATGCATGATCTTTTGCGCTTTTCTTGATTTTAGTGTGCTTTGTTTTAAAGGAGCCCATTTTTTGCCATTAGAGTCTTGCTCTTTTTCTAAATTTTCTTTACTTTCTTTATAAAGTGTTTCAGCAATTATTTCTTTTAAAATAATCTGCTTTTGTTCGTTTTCTAGATTTTCACATTTTTTTAAAAAATTCTCAAGACCCTTTAATTCAAAGCTCTTCATCAAACAAGCCTTTTTGAGTTTCTTTTATATAATATTTTGCCCAATTATCTACTTTGATAAGTTCAATAGACATAAAAGTGTATCCGCACTTAAGACATCTTCTAAATCTTTCATTGGTATCTGATTTTATAGTTTTTAAGACTTTAGTTTTTTCATTAGCACATCTAGGGCAGATCAAAATAAATCCTTTAAAAAAGCTTTTAAAGGATTATATCTATTTTTAATTATTTTATTTAGTTTTAGCAATCTTTTCTAAAACCACAAGCATTATAGTGCAGTCTTTTTTGCTAAGAGTTTGAAGTGAGTATATATCTTTTTTTAAAGTTTTTTTACAAAGTTTGTAAAAACTAAAAATAGGCATTTTTGTTTGTTTTAATAAAGCTTTTAAATAAAAAAATTGTTTATTAGAACTAGCTTTTTTAAGCATTAATCTGCCCTTAAAATCAGGTACGAAGTTTATATCATCTTTAATTTTACCATCAAAAATATCAAGCAAGATTTTAAGCTCATCTATGCTTAAATCTTTTGAGCTTAAAACCTCAAATCTTAAAGCTAAAAAATCTTGCCAAGCATTATTTTCTTTATAATATAAATACTCTTTGTGCATGTGTATTTTAGCTAGAAGTTGTTTTCTAAGCATTGCTTGTTTAGGACTCATAGCAAACCTCTTATATAGAGTTCTTTTTTTAAAAAGCTTCTACTAAGCCCACTTACACGAGAGAGCTTGGCTATATTTACTTTGCCATTTTTGTGTTTATAAAAGCCATTTTCATCATTTAAAACATCTTTTAAAAGTGTTTTAAAAGCCCTTAAAGCACCATTTCTTTTACTCATCTTTTCTTTCCTTGCTAAATAAAACTTAATCAAGCCCATTAAATCAATGGACTTTGTTAAATTTTTTGGCTTTTTTAACATATTTCATTTTTATGTTAAAATTTTTAATATTTTTTAACATTTCAAAAGTTCAGGATTCTCGTGGATATTGCCGATAGTTTCAATAGTATATCCTTCATCTTCAACTAAATAAATTAAAGAGCCTATGTAATCTCCATTTTTTCCTTCAAAATAAAAAGTCCCTTCTTTGTGAATGCTGATTTTTGCTAAAAAGTAATCGTATAGACTTTTAACTTTAACAATATCATTCTCGTATACTTTTTTACCTTTCTTGTCATAAAGCCCTGTAAAAAGCTCTATTTCACAATCCTCTTTAAACTCAGATAACCTTGTTTTGGCTTCTTCACCATAAACATATTTTGTTTGGCATTTGCAATCCTTATTACCACAACCCTTGTGATGCTTATCCCAAACTCTAAAATCAAAATCTTGTAGTTTCATTTGTTACCTCCATTTATACTTTTTATAGTTTTTTGCCATTCCTCATCGCTTTTAAACTCATTATTAAGTTCTTTTAAAAGTTTAAGTGCTTCATCATTAGACAAATTAGAAAGAATAGCTCTTATTCTTTCTAATGGCTTGATATCCTTATGGATAATTCCAAAGAATTCCTCTTGCTCTTTTGTGCTTAAATCTTCAAAAAGTTCAGCCAAATCATGAGCATCTATATCTTCTAAATCACTCGCATCTATGCTTACATTGACATACATTTTTTATCCTTTTGTTTTAAATTAAGTTTTAAAAACTTAATCAAATCCGCCTTAGCGGACTTGTTAAATTCTTTCAAGTCTAATTTTTTGCTTTGAAGTCATTTTCTTTTTTCTTTTAAAGCTTTGCTTTTTTAGCTTAGGCTTATTTTTAAAATCAAGTTCTAAAAAGCCATTAAAATGAGCTGTTTTTGTTTTAAAAACACTATTTAAAAGTTTAAAAGTCGCTAAGGAAAGCTCTCTCATTTTTCAATCTCCAAGCTTTCAATCTTTGGCTCTATTCTAAAATTATCTTTTACAACTCTTTTAAGTCCTAGCTTTACTAAGGTGCTATCTTCAAGCTCTGCAATAGCATCTTTATTAAGTTCTTCTTTATAAGTAATGCAATCATTAAGCCCATAGCTTTTTAAAGCTTTGATTAAGTTTTCTAGTTTTTCTTTTACACGTGGTAAAGATACACTTTTACTTAAGCGATAGCCAATCTTGCCAAAGGTAAATTCTTTGCTTCTTTTTTCTGCAAACTCGTGTTTATTATTTTCACAAAAGGTTGTAATGCACTGCTCTATATATTTAAGTTCATCACTTAAAACCTTAATCTCTCCTGCACGAGCTTCTTTAATCTCATTACAAGCTAAAGTCACCTCGCCATTAATCTTTTCTATTTTTACGCTAAGTTCTGCCACTTTTTTAAGTGCTAAGTTAACATCTTCTAAATTATTTATTTGCATCTATTCTCCTTTTAAATTAAATTTGTTAATTTGATAATCCCAAAGAACTACGCCATATCTTAAAAGCACTGCGTGTTTAGTTTTTTTCTTAACTATCCTTAAACCTTTTTTTTCACGCAGTGTCGCGGAGCCTTCAGGTGGGTTAAGGGAGCGTAGCTCTTTATCGCAAAAGGTGGCTTTGCCACATTGCGAAGTCAAAGAGGCAGCTCCAAAACTAGCTCTTTAATGCCAAGCTTTTTAGCTAATGCTAATTCTTCTTGCATACCTTGTGAATATTTTGCATCTTTGTGTTTGCTAAGATAAATATAATCACACGCTTTTAAAAGCTCTAATCCCATTTGTAAAGCTTTGTCTCTGTGTTTGTTTTCATCCAAATAACTAAATTGTAGTATGGGTGAAACAGGTGTAAAGCCTTCACATTCACGCATAATTTTTAAGCATTCTTGCTGGGCTACACTAATAGCCTGAGCTTTTCTTTGACTTTCTCTTACAGCTAAAGCTTTGTAAGGAGAGGCTACATAAACTAATGCCATTGTTAATCCTTTCTAATAAATTTAAGTTTTAAAAAACTTAATCAAATCCACCTTAGTAGATTTGTTAAATTTTCTAATACGCCTTAATTACTCCATTTTTATCTTGATATAAATTATTTTGCAAGGCTAGATGATCAAGTTTTGAATATTTAAAATGCAAGTTAGCTTTTTTGCTCATATTTCCTAAATGTAAAACATTTCTACCAAATTTACTATGACTGTTTAGGCTAACTGCTTGTTTGTTTCTTCTGATATCATCGATAATAATATATTTAAAACGCTTGTCTCCTTTTGGAGTTTCTAAAATTTCTTTTAAGCTCCAACCTTTTTCTTTTCTTTTCACATAAAGCTTGTGGGTAATCCCATATTTATTACAAATTTCTATTTGTTCTTTTATGTTTAAACCAAGCTTATCTTTAAGTTTAAAATTTTTAGTATTTAATGGTGTATCTAAAGGCATTTTTCTTTTTTTTCTATCTTTAAAACAATAATAACTTAACTGCATTTTTCCCTTTCTAAATAAATTTAAGTTTTAAAAAACTTAATCAAAGTGCTTTAATTTAAGCACTTTTGTTAAGCTTTTTACCCAAATGAAAACGAATGATTTTTTTTGCAATATAATCAGGATAAATTCCTTTTAAAACATCTACAAACACTCCACTTTCTTTATAAATAATGCTTACACCCTTTATCTCAAAAAGCGAAGCACTATAATCAGCTTTCTCACCTTTAATCATTGGTATCATTTTTTCTCTCCTTGTATTAAGTTTTCTTTCTTTGCTTTTTCTTTTTTGATTAAGTCAATCGTTTCAAAGATAGCCATCCACTTGTCTTTATTTTTAGGACTCTTTAACTTTCTAAGAGCTTCAGTATAGATTTGATGAACGCGTGTCACGCTAAGATTAAGTTCTTTAGCTATCTCTTCAAAACTCATAATATAACCATCTCGCTTGCACTAGTTAATAACTCATCATTTATTTCGCACTCTTCAAGTTCTGCAAGTCTTAAGGCCTTTTTTAAAAGCTTTGCAGAGCTTCTAAAATTACCATTGCTAAATTTAAAATAGCCCTTGCCAAAAAACTCATCACTTTCTTCCTTGCTAAGTCCTCTCATCATCCATTTACCACAAATCCTTGAGTAAAGTTGTTTAAGCTCTTTGTTTTTACCCATTAGGTTTTTGTATAAAATCTCAGTTCCTACTAAAATAAGAGGCACTCTAGCAAAATCCGCAATGCGTCTTAAATCCTCCAAAGCCTTTAGTGGTAGATATTCGGCTTCATCTACGATTAAAATCTTTTCATTGGTCTTTAAAAATCTTGCAATTGCTTTTAGTTTTGAAGCATTGTTGCTATTTGCTTCGATTTTAAGAGCATTTAAAAGCTCATCAAGCATTACACCCACACTTGTATGACAAGTTGCCTCTATTAAAATACTTTGTGGTCTGGTTTTAATAAACTCGTTTATAATAGTGGTTTTTCCTGTTCCTGCTTCTCCAAAAATAAGTGCGATTTCTTTTTCATTCACCGCTTCGCTCATTACAAAAGTAGCCATAGAAAAATCACGGCTTCTAAAAAGTTGTTCTTTTTTAGGTTTTTCATTTTGCTTATCTTTGTGATTAGCGATAAAATCTCTTATCTTTTTACTCCATAAAGCCACATCACCTTTATAGCTTGCACTTTTAATCTGTGAGATTAAAGAAGCACTCGCACCAATCGCTCTTGCCAATGCACTTGGCTTCATACCGCTTTGCTCTAAAAAGCATTCTAATTCTTTGCTTAGTTCTTGCATATAAATCCTTTTGTTTTTAAGCTTTTTAAAAGCTTTTAAAAACTTTCAAAGCGTGTTTAAATAGACTTTAAAAGCTTTTAAAGACTTTTAATACCCTGCCTTTTTGGCAGCATTTTCCCATTTTGGAATTTTGCATTTGGTATCTTTTATAACTTTTGTACTCAAATGTTCAAAATCACCATTGCTAACAAGGGCTTTTGAAAATTCAAGTTCTTTTTTAGCGTTGTTACTAGCTTTTGTTTTTGGGCTTTTGACTTTTTCTAGTTTTTCCTTGCCAAGAGCTAAATACTTTTCCATATTCTTTTCTAAAATCATTCTTTGCTCATCGATTTTGTCTTTATTTGCTTTTATGGCTCTATTTACAAGTTTTCTAGCAACTTTAGCTTCTTCAATGCTTACTCCAAGTTCTAAATCTAAGTTGTTTGCTACACAAATAAGTTCTTTTTGTTTATCAAAGCAAAAGATTTCATTTTGATTATTAAGATTTTCACACACAAACACTTCTTCATGGGTGTATAATTTTGGATTATAAAAAAGAGTGCCATTAAGACTTAATCCTTTATTTAGCACCTTTCTAAGTTTTAATTCACCGCCTAAATACATACTAAGGCTAAGCCCATCTATAGTGATAGCATCTTCAATCTTTGCTTCATAACTTTCTTTTGGAGTGGCACCTAGTCGGTCAAGCCATTTGTTATTCATAAAATACGCACTATAATCATCAATGCACTCTCTCATATACTCAAGTGTTTTAAGTCTTCTTTGATTAGTTTTATAGCCTTTTTTAAGTCTTCTTTCTTTTTTAGAATAAAAAAACTCAATAGCTTGTCTTTCTTTAACATTAGATCCTATGTATCCAACTAAGTTTGCAGTGAGTGAGTTTTGTAAATCTTTGAATTTATTTTCTACATAAGGCTTACTCCAGCCACTGTAAGCTGGCATCGCTTTATAATCAATGTTTAATCTTTCTAAAAGAGCTTTGACATTTTTACTTAAAAATGCCTTGCCATTATCTGAGTGTATGCATTTTGGCACACCATAAGTGCTGATGTATTTTGCAATGGCTCTTGCTATGCTTAAACTATCTTCACTAAAGCCTAGATAAAAGCTAGCCACACCACTATAAGTATCGATTAATGATATTATAGTGTAGCGTTTATGCCAAGAGCACTCATCGCCTTTTAGCCCATAAGTTTCATTGATAAAATCTACTTTACAAATAGCATCAAGTGGACTTGCATCAATTTCTACGATTTCATTGATAGTAGAAACTTTCCAATTGCTCACACCAAGTGCTGGTAGATGTCTGCTTATAGCTCCATCTTCGCCATGCAAGATGATATTTTTTATGAGTTTGTTTTCTTTTAAGTATTTTTTCATACTTCTTAAAACACACTCATAGCTTATAAATTCATCTTTTTTGCCTAGAAAATCTTTTAAATCTAACTTGCCATTTTTTGCTAATTCATAATTTAGCACTCTGTGGATATTAGAAGCATTAAGCCTTCCTTTTTGAGCAAGTAAGGTATTTATAAAAAGCTCTTTTATACCAAGAGCACTAATGGCATCATCTTTTTTATTTTCTCTTTTATCTATTAAAGCATCAAGTCCGTTTGCTAAGTATTCTTTTTGCCAAGCAAAGAGTTTGTTTTGTGTGAGCTTAAACTCATAGATTTTTTTAGCGTTAATGTAATTTATAAAATCATTTGTGCTTATCTTGCCTTTAGCATGGAGCCATTCTTTAACCACAGCAGCTTTTTGTAAGGCTAAATTTTGCTTTTTAGAACTGGCTTTTGCAAAGAGACTTAAGCTATCTTTGTTTATTTGTATTTGATTTTCGCTAAGTTTGGTTTTGTCAGTGTTTTGCACTTGCAAGGCTTTAGAATTTTTAAGCAAAACATCATCATTTAATGCTTTGCTTAAAGCTTCTTGTGTTGTTTTAGGAGTTATAGTAGTAGTATTGCTTATATCTTCTATGTTAAAACCTTGCTCTACTAGCTGTGTTTCTTCCTTATTTAAAGGTTTAGACCAGATTTGAAGGGTTTTACCACCGTGTCCTTTGCCTTGGGTGTATTTAAAGTGTATTATATGACTACCTGAAATACAAATTTTTTTAGTCTGCTTATTTGCACGAATACAAGATTTTTTAAGTGCTTCGTAATTTATATCATATTGCTTTGCAAATTCTTTACTGCTTATCCACAT